GGGCTATTCATGCCCCAGGCTCTGTTCACCGTTAGGTGATAGGGTCTCAGTGTGAAGTCTCCTCCAAAAGGAGGCACTGCCCAATGTCCACCTCGTATCCTTGCGGGCACTAGGCCCTACAGGGAACAAAGGTATTGATGATTGCCAAAGCAATTCCATCATCTCATTCGAGAAGTGCTGGTCGCACTTTCGACAGGAGTAGTGGGGAACTATCTCAAGCTCCCTAAAAAGGATTCTCCTCATATTTTCGGGGAGATCCCTCACTGACTTCCATGAAACACATGAATAATGTGTCATGAGAGTCTCCTGTGATCTCGATGTTTCTATTTTCTCGACCAACTCAGGTGTTAACCGAGCGTCAAGACTAAGGCCTAATGGATTCTCTCCAGAACCGTAAGGTTCTGGTAAGGAAAGAACCCACGCAATCAGTTCCTTTTCCTGGAACAATTCAGTATTGCGCCAATAGCGCCAGTACCGTGCCACATCGAGAAAATTCCTCTTGGAAATAACTTCCCACTTAGGGTTGTACCAACAGCCCGAAGCGGTATAGCTTTTTCCAGCGAAGGAAGCATATCGATTGCTCGTATATGTCTTACCCTCGGAAATGGGTATTTCAGCTGCTTCTAAATGGTGCCTGTATTCTTCATACAAAGCATCATCGAGAATAACAACATCGTCTCCCAAGACGAAGAATTTATTCTCCCACGTTCTTGATAGAACCCATAGGAGAACTCCATGAGAGATGGTAAACAAAAAGAAAGAAGGACCCAGACCAAGGGGTTGACCTTTGGTCCATGTGATCCAGCATTCGTCATCAGGCGAATCGGTCACATTAAGAATCCACTTTCCTTTTGTAATAGCCGTCCGAAGGAGTTCAACTTGCATGCGGGTAGAGAGCTTACGCCCTCCCCCACCTGTAAGATGCCCTAGAACATGGTTCTGCCACCACCAAGGAAAATGGTCAGTAGCAGAGGACATATCCACAGAATAAACTTTCTTTCCCGACCTAAGCCGAGAGATAATAGCCTTATCTGCCTTGGACTGGTCAAAGGTGCAATCCCAGGGAAGTCTTTGACAGACCGCCCCTAATCCCTTTTTCAAGGGATCCAAACACCTTTGAAGAAAGACGTTAGGAGCACCATAATATCTGGTTTTAAGGCCAGGGTTAGGTGTAACTTGTACTGAACCAACTATCAAATCCTCCTCACATAGGAGGGGAGATAGTGGAGGGGTGAATCTAGCCCCCACTCCTCTTTCAAGGAGATGATTCAGATCAAGTTTTGATGAATACCTCTTCAAATTGGGTATTGTGCAAAGATCGAAAATTAGTCTTTGCATATGATCAGCTTTCATCTTGTTCTGAAGAACAGGAATAGGCCAGTCAACATCAATCCTATGAAATAGGTCGCTATTAGACATCATTGCTTTCGCACGAGCTAATAGTGATCCCCACACGGAGGAATCTGTGGGGGGAGCTTCAATTGAGGCCCTCATTTTCGCAACGTCTTGGCTATCGAGCTTTGTTTTCTTCCATTCAGAGTAAATCTGAATAAGATCAATCACTGATCTAAGAGAACCAGATAAAGCTATAGCCCTTAGAGACCCGAAGGTCCCAATCAGGTTACCACTCCTTGATTTCTTAAACCAAAGATAGGATGGGACACCGCCTGAGTATTCAAGGATCAACTCTTCCTTGAATAATTTCAAGCGATTCACAGTCCAGGAAACACCTGAACCTTCGATCCATCTCTCATACAATGAAAGAAAGTCATCTTTAACACGCTTGGGCAGGGTGAGGGACTTCAACCTAAGATTCCTTTGCCTGGTAGGAATACAGTCGAACTGATGAGGTTTGACTTCTCTTGCTCGAATATTGAGCTCCATGTCATGCATGGTAACCTCCATATTAGATGTTAGAGCCTACACGGCTTAGAAACTTCGGCCAGAAGTTTCCTTCCGTCCTCCCACTCACTGTATTTATCCTAACTTATTGGGCTAGGTACAGATTGTGTTAAAATACCCGGTCGAGAATACTCTTAATGAATGCTCTTGGGGTTATCCGGGTCACCCTGGAAC